ATCCGACGGGATGTTCGTGACCGTTCCGGTCTCGTATTTGTAAATGTTCTGCTTTGTAGATCCTACGCGTTCAGCGAGCTCAGTCAGGCCCAGTCCTCTGCGGTTTCTCAACTCGGAGATCCGCTCCCCCTTCGTCATTTTTGCCACCTCCTTCCGGTGCGTTCTTTTTGACTCGATTCCATCATAGCACAATATTTTTCCGAAAACAAGAAAAAAATAACTTGACAAGATACAGTTTTTGCCTTATACTTGGCGGCGTAGCGTAAAAAGCTACAACACAAAACCGAGGAAGGAGGATGCAGAATGGTTGACACGAACAAGCTGCGCGGCGTCATGGCAGAACGCCAGAAGACGCAGGCAGAGGTCGCAAGAGCAATCGGGATCACGCCGAGGACGTTCAGCTCACGGATGAAGCGCGGCGTTTTTGGCTCTGATGAGATCGAGGTAATGGTCAAGTATCTCGACATCAAGGAACCGGCGGCAATTTTTTTTGCTCAGAAGTAACTTGTAAAGCTACGACAATTCAGGAGGTCGCACATGAAAGACAAAATCAAAGTAATCTACAAGCGCGTCGGCTTCGATCCGGTGGAGGTGACGGTCGACAACACGCTGGAGCAGTTCCAGTTTATGGTCGGCGGCTACATTGAGGCGGTTCCGATCGGCGTTCCGGAATGCTACGCGCCGACGGTGATCCTCTGCGATGAGGACGGCAAGGTCGACGGCCGGGCGCTGAACTTCGTCTTGCCGAGCGGATTGGATGTGATCTGCGGCGCGGCGGTGATCGTCGGCGTGGACGGTGAGGAGTTCAACGACGTCAAGTTCGGTCTCGCAGAACTCCACGCGTTCTGGCCGCAGCTCTGGAAGGAGGCCCGGTGATGGCAGGCACGATGAATCAGACCGAGCTGGTCAAGACGTATCTGGAAAATCACTACGGGATCACGGCGAAACAGGCAATGGAGGAGCTGGGCATCTACCGGCTCGGAGCCCGGATCTGGGATCTGAAGCAGCAGGGCCTGCCGATCAAATCGGCGATGATCGATGTTCCGACCAGAAACGGCGAGACGACGAAGGTCAAGATGTACTGGCTGCCGGGCAAGCCGTATGACATGGAGGGGAAACGATGAAGGAGAAAACGATCTACAGAATCTGCCTTCCGATGATGGCAGCGGCGGCAATCTTCACGGTGACGGTCGCAATCCACGACAGAAGCGCGAAATCGGCGGTTTACGCGGCTCCGGCGGAGCTGGTCGATAATTTTACCGCCGAGACGGAGAAAGCACCGGAAAAGGCCGATTTTGACGCGCAGAGCGCCATGCCATGCGTGGACGGAGAGAGATTCGAGGAGTGGTATGAGACCTATACACTTGACGCCGTGGCTGCTGAGCCGGTCGCCGCTGACGACAACGCCGAAAATGAGACGGAAGAACCGGAGACGGAAGTGGCGGAAGCTGCTCCGATCTATCGGATTGACGGAACGGTGATAGATCCGGAGATCCAGCGGACGCTCTGGGAGCATCTGAACGCCGCCGGGATCGGTTACTGGTACGAAGGCGCTCTCGCCCAGATGTATCAGGAATCTTCCGGAAATCCGTGGGCCGAGAATCCGAACGGCCTCGACAAAGGCCTTTATCAGTACCGGACAACCTATTGGCACGAGCCGGAGGACATCTTCGACACGGATGCCCAGATCCGCCGGTACACTCGCGAGGCCGCGGCCCGGATCAACGCCGGATTGACGACAGATGAAATCATCAGCCGACATTATACCAGCGACGAAGTGACCGAGGTCAATCAGAAATACGTTCAGGACGTCCGGCAATGGCTCGGAAAAATGGAGGTGATCGAATGAGCAAAAAGAAGCCCGATAAGGAACCGCTGCCGATGTCGTACTGGTACACCTACCTCGCGCAGCGCGGCATTCCGAAGCATACCGTCCAGATGATTCAGATCGCCATGATCCAGGATGCGCTGACGCAGAGCGGGAACATGAAATGCGACCGGATTTATACCGGAATCGGCCTGATGCTCCATGATGTTTTCGGCTTCGGTCAAAAACGGATCTTCAAAGGCCTGCATGGATTCGATGATATTTGCGGAAGTGTTCTATCGGATGATCCGGAGAACGAAAAGGACTGGGTGGACATCATGCAGCGTTTCAAAAACGAGACCGGAATCGTGATCCATACCGGCGGAGACGATAGGCTGATCGCGGAAGTCAGCAGAGATTAGGAGTGGAAGCATGAACGAACCATACAGAAGCAAAGTCTACACCGATCGACCGGATTATGCGGACTTTGATTCTCCGGAAAAATTCCAGGCGATCCTCGGGATCATAATGACGCGACTCCGGCAGCATCCGAAGGCCATCTGCTCGTATTCCGGCGGAGCTGATTCTGACATCCTGATCGACCTAATCGAAACGGCCCGGCAGATCGTGCCATCGCTTCCAAAAGTCGACTATGTGTTTTTTAATACCGGATTAGAGATGCAGGCCACGAAGGACCACGTCAAGGCCACGGCCGAAAAGTACGGCGTACACATCGAAACGGTCAGGCCGAAGGTGAACATCGTGAACGCGGTTCGGAAGTACGGCGTCCCATTCGTCTCGAAGATCATGTCCGGAGGACTGGAAGAGTGGCAGAAAAAGAATGTACCTCTGACTGTCGCCGATGAATACAATGAAGCCGAGGACAAGCAGACAAAATTCGCGGAGCTGGTCGAGAGATACCCGAACTGCAAAAGCGTCCTGACATTCCTCTGCTGCTGCTCTAAAGACGGAGAACCGAGGCCGAACATTCAGCTCGTGATCAATTCGTCGAAGTACATGCTCGACTTCATCAAGGAATGTCCGCCGGACTTCAAGATCAGCGCGAAGTGCTGCGACTACTGCAAGAAGCAAGTCGCTCACAATGTCCAAAAAGGATATGAGATGATCATCACCGGCGAACGGAGAGACGAAGGCGGAATGCGATCCGTCCCAAGGAGCGGAGACCTTAACAAGACCATGTGTTTCTCGGAAACAGCTTCCGGCCAGTACCGGCTCCGGCCTCTGTACTACGTTACAGACAAGGACAAGGCATGGTACAAGGAACGCTTCGGCATCCGGTACTCCGACGCGTATGAGGTTTATGGGCTCACACGAACCGGATGCTGCGGATGTCCGATCTCCTACAAGGCGGTCGACGACCTGAAGCTGATCGGAAAGTATGAACCGAACCTCGAAAAGGCCGCGTGGAATGTCTTTGGGGATTCGTACAGATACCGGCTTAAATACTACGAGTACAAGGCCCGGCGAATGGCTGAAGAAGCCAGAAACAAGGATGTGATTGAAGGACAGATGTCCTTTGAAGATTTTATGAAGATTCAGGAGGTAAAAGAATGAACGAAGAAAGATGGATTTTGGCACAGTTAAAGCGGAAGCTCGTAAAACTGGAAGCGGCCGGAGATGAACGCCGAGTGGTTATGGCGTGCGAAGTCTTGACGATGATCGCGGAGATTGAGGCGGAAGCCGTTCTCGGCGAGGACGTCGAGACCGATCCGATGGATGCCGGTGCCGGTTTTAGATATGAGGAGGTGGAATGATGGGAGTCCCTGTTCTGATTATGGGTAAGTCTGGCTCCGGCAAGACCTACTCTTTGAAAAACTGTGATCCAGAGAGATTCGGAATCATTTCCATCGAAAAGGGGCGGCTGCCATTCAAATCGAAGCTGAAGGTGGCGAAAATCCCGAAGACACTGAGGAATCCGGACGGATCAGAGGCCGCAAGCTACGCACAGATCAACCGAGCGAAATATGCCTGGCTGACGCAGGTGATTAGAGGCTCGAAGAACGTCAAGGCCATCGTGATCGACGACAGCCAGTATCTGATGGTCGGAGAGATGTTCGACCGCTCCGGAGAGAAGGGGTACGACAAATTCACGGACATCGCGAAGAATTTCCGAGACCTGATTCACTTCATCAATGACGGCACTCCGGACGATATGGTGGTCTATTTTTTGCATCACACGGAGACCGGAGCCGACGGACGCGAAAAATGCAAGACGATCGGGAAGATGCTCGAAGAGAAGCTCGTCGTCGAGGGTATGTTTGACGTCGTGATCTACTGCGCGGATCATAAATTCCAGACACAAGCCAACGAGATCAGCACGGCGAAGACGCCGGAGGGAATGTTTGAGGACTTAGAGATTCCTAATGATCTCGCAGCGGTTGACGCAGCCATTCGCGACTATTGGAACCTGAACGAGAAGGAGGCAGTCAATGATTGACTGGTACAAAGAAAAGACGGAGGTAAACGCCGAAGGCACAACAGTCACCTACAAGGCCACGAACGCGCCGGTGACGATCGAGAGCCAGAAAAGGCACGTCCCTCACGCGAACCGCTCCGGAACATGGGACTATACATCCTTTCACGTTTTCTGGTTCCGCGAGAAGATCGCCGTCAAGAACTCGCTGAAGGATGCAAAGGCCTTCGCGGAGAAGTACATGGAGGCGACGCAGGCATGAAGATGATCCCGACGGCGGACAACCGCCGGATTAAACATGACGCGGAGATCGCGATCGACGCACTACAGTCGATCCGCGTCGAGACCACGAACACCGAGGCCTTCCCCGGCTACATCCTTGAAAAGGTGGCCCGGGCGAAGCGGTGCCTCGAATTTATCGAAAATACAGCGACACGCTACAAGGAGGCAGACGAATGACACTCTACGAGTTACAAGAACAGTACCAGACGCTTCTCGCTCTGGGAGAAGATCCGGACACCGATCCGGAGGTCTTCGCCGATACGATGGAGGCCATCGAGGGCGAGATCGAAGACAAGGCCGATGGCTATGCAATCGTGATGACCGAGCTCAAGGGCAGGAGGGCAATCCTGAAGGCCGAAATTGACCGTTTAACGGCCCGAATGAAGGCATGTGACACTTCTATCGACCGGATGAACGAAAACCTGAAAAACGCCATGATTTCGACCGGGAAGACCAAGTTCAAGACCGACCGGTTCAGCTTCAACATCCAGAAAAATCCGCCGAAGGTCGTGATCGACGATCCGAGCCGGATTCCGGAGGCGTACCTGATACCACAGGAGCCGAAGATTGACACGGCAGCCATCAAAAACGCCCTGAAGGACGCGGACGAAGCTCCTCTCTGGGAGGGCATAGGGCATTTAGAGCAGGGCGAAAGCCTGCGGATCAGATAAGAGGAGGAAAACAACATGCAGAAGCCCAAAGCATACGATGAAACCAGAGCAGGCGGCGAATTTACGCCGATAGAGCTCGGAGGACATAGAGGCATCATCAAGGAAGTCCGCGAAGACCAGACAAAGGCCGGAAATCCGATGATCGTCGTCTCGATCGACTTCGCGGCGGAGGACAGACAGCCGCGCTACTTCGAGGATCAGTACCGGGCCGACACAAGAAGCCCGAAAAAGTGGCCATACCAAGCCGTCCAGTACATCACGACCGAGGACAAGGACGGCAACACGAGCCGGAGCTTCAAGTCGTTCTGCACGGCATTTGAGGACAGCAACGGCGTAGAGATCAAATGGGGAGACGGGCCGCAATGGGCCGCGCAGTTCAAGGGCCGCCGGATCGGC